ACAATGGTAATAAAATGACTATTGGCGATTCATCTGAAATTTTAGATTTGGGTGAAGAAAAAGAAGCTGAAGACGTAGAAGCGTCTGAAGAGTTATCTGAAGAAAATACTGAAGAATTATCTGAAGAGAAAAAAGAAGAGTTTGACGAGCCTGGTGAAACACCAGCTGAAAAGGCAGATTGGGCAGAAACTTATGAAAAGTTAAAAGACCGAGTTGCTGAATTAGAGAAAGTCGTATTTGGTGATAAGGCTGCTGAAGAAACTGAAGAACTTTCTGAAGAAACTAAGACAGAGATGTCAAAACAAAATGATTTTCTTGGTGAACTTATGACTGAAATGGAAGAGCTGAGAAATAAAGTTGTTGAATTAAGCGGGCAACCTGCAGAAGAAGGTATTAAATACAATCCTGAAGGTCAACAATTTAACTCAACCATCGATTTAAAAAAACTGTCAACTAAAGAGCGGGCAGCATATTACATTAACAATAAATAATTTAAGAAATGAGCAAATATAATTTAAGTAAAGAATATCAATTTGATATTGATGTTTCAGCATATACGTCTTATGCTGGTAAATTAGCATTACCTTATGTAACGGCTGCTGTGAAATCGCCAGACACGATTGCAAAAGGTTATGTTAGAATAATAGACGGTTTAAACAAATCAGCAAGAATTACTAATCTGGGTATTAATGATCCTGTAGTTGCTGCTGCTTGTAATTTTTCCTCAAGTAATGATACATCATTAACTGAACAAGTTTTAACACTTACTGATTTAAAAGTAAATGAAGAAATTTGTAGAGGTACAGTTTTTCCAACTTGGATTGGTGAAAATATGGACAGAAACGGAAATCTTCCAGGAACGTTCTCTGACTTCTTGTTAGCTTCAATAGCGGCTAAAGTTGGGGAAAGTTTAGAAAATTCACTCTGGAAAGGTTCAGCTATATTTGGAACAGGGTTTCAGTCTAATGACGGAACATTAGATGAAACAGGCGCAGACGCTTCTGCTTGTAAAGATTTTTACGAAGTAGATTTAGACGGCGCTATTTCTACTGCTGACATTTTAACTGACTTAGGTGCAGTTTATAATTCAGTTGTTGCTAATGCGCCTGGCATGTTAGGGAAACAAGGTTTTGGGTTTTATATGAACCAAAAAACTTATGCGATTTATGCTCAAAAATTAGCTGCAGAAACTACTTACCAACAAGTTGGTGCTGCTGGTACATTTACAGGTTTAACTTATATGGGCTTTCCAATTTATGTTTGTCCTGGTATGTTCAATGATACTATTATTGCCACATATCCTGAAAACCTTGTAGTTGGTACTAACTTGGCTACAGATTACACTGAGGTTTCGTTAATTCCAACATATCAATATGATGGTTCTGACAATGTAAGAATTGTTATGAACTTTGCAATGGGTGTACAAACGGGAGTTCCTACAGACGGCGTTTATGCTACATCTGTTTGGACTTAATAGATACTTTAAATGGGTGGTTGAAATATACCACCCTTTTATTAACTTTTAATAATAAAATAATATGGCTAATAAAAAATATAATTTTGCCTGTGACCTCACTCGCGGCAGAAGTATCGATTGCAAGGATCAGATCGGCGGCTTGAAAGCCATCTATATCTGTAAAGTTTACAATAACAATATATCTGCAACTGCTACTATTAACACTACTGAAATGACAACGGCTGGGTTTGCTACTTGGTCAGGTCAATCAGGAGGTGCTACAACGGTATTCAAATATGACTTAGTGCCTAATTTGTCTAGCATGACTGTTAATATAAATTCAGATAATGCTAATGGAACTACATTTTTTAATCAAACATTATCTGTAACACTACAAAAAATTGACCACGACACAACAAACGAGTTGAGGTTAATGGCATACAGTAGAGCACAGATATTTGTTCAAGATTCTAACGACAATGTATTTTTATTAGGTATTGACAATGGATGTCACGTTACTGGTGGTACTGTAATAACAGGAACTGCTAAAGGTGATTTAACTGGTTATACTATTGAATGGGGTGCAGAAGAAAAGAATGCGGTGATTCAGTTACCTGCATCTGCAGGGGCTGCAACTGCAAAATATCCATTTGACGGCTTAACTGATGAATCTGCATTAACAATTACAGAAGGATCTTAATCGTTACTCAACAATTAGAAAAAGGGGACTTTGTGTCCCTTTTTTTGTTTAAAGAAAAACAATTACTTAACTTTTATATTTATAATAAAATACTATGGCTTGGAAATTAAAAAAAGAATGGGAAGGTAAAAGTATAGACAACTTAAACATACCTTTAGACCAACTAACACAAACCCAAATAGAGAAATTAAACGAAAGTGTACGATCCGCTTTATTTGTAAAAGAAGAACCTAAAAAGAAGAAAAGTTATAAATGATACAATTAAGTCGTTCAAATACCACAACAACTAATGACTTCTATTTGAATATATACGATGAAATGACATCTATTGATTATTCACCGTTGATTAGCTTAACAAGTCAATTAACAGGAAAATCAAAAGTCTTTCGTCCTTTGTCAGTTGATACAACAAATAAAGACAGGTATATTAAATTATCTTTTCAAATTTTAACATCTTCAGCTTCTGAAGATTTGGTAGGTGGTAAAGCGTTCTTAGGTAGTACAGACTATCCTTTAGGGTTTTATGATGTTACAATATATCAAAATAATAATAATACAAATTTAGACCCAGCTAATGCGGTTAAAACAATATATGTAGGTTTGGCTAATTTAGCAGCGACTTCAAATGTTGAACCAGTAGCTTATAGTGAATATACAACAAACGATTCAGATACTGAAAGCGTTTATATAACAATGTAATTATGAATTTAGACTTAGTAAAATTATCTCATTATAATATACCTCATTTAGTTGAAAGAAGCAACCAAGATTGGATCAGTTTCGGTGAAGATAACCTTTATCCAAATTACTTATTAGAATTATTTTTAGGTAGTGCTATAAATGGTGCTTTAATTAAGTCTATTGGAGCAATGATTTATGGCGAAGGATTAGCTGCAACAAACGCAGATGAAAACACAGACACAAAAGAATCTTATTTAAGATTAACAGAACTTTTACACAATTCAGACGATGACGTTTTAAAGGACTTAGCAATGGACTTGAAACTTTTTGGCGGGTGTTATGTAAATGTTATATGGTCAAGAGATAGAAGTAAAATTTCTAAAATTAACCATATACCTGCACAATATATAAGAAGTGGTAAAATGGTAGATGGTGAAATAGATACTTATTACTACAGTGCAGACTGGTCTAAATATAAAAAATCAGAATACAAACCTCGTCCTTACAGGGCGTTTTCCGTAGAAGATAGAAGTAGTGCAAGTCAGATCTTGATGATTCGCGATAAAAACCCTGCTTTATTCTATGGATTCGCACCTGATTATGTAGCCGCTACGGATTGGATACAGATGGAGCTAGAGATAGCCGCCTTTCATTTATCTAACATAACGTCAGGTATGACGCCTTCTATGCACGTTGGTTTTTCAAATGGTGTTCCAACTGAAGAAGAACGTAGAGCTATAGAAAGACAATTAAATCAAAAATTTGCAGGTAGTGGAAACGCTGGAAAGATTCTTATTACGTTTAACGATGGAAAAGAAACAGCACCTATAATTGAACCTATACAAATGAACGACGCACAAAGTGCATGGGAAGGAATGAGTAAACAAGCGGTTAATCAAATCTTAGCAGGTCATAGAGTTACGTCACCAATCCTATTTGGTATTCGTTCAGAAGGTGGTGGTTTAGGAAATAATGCGGACGAATTAAGGGACGCGTATAGTTTATTTAATAACACTGTCATTATTCCTTTTCAAAACACACTTTTAAAGGGTTTAGAGAAGATATTTAGAGTTAATGATATAAACCTTGATTTATACTTTAAAACTCTTAAACCCGCAGATTTTATTGATTTAGAAGTTACGAAAACACAGAGTGAAGAGGATCAAGAAAAAGAGGGTGTTACAAAAGAAGATATTTCTGATGATTTTGTTGAAATGTCTGACGATGAAATGAACGGTATTTTTGAAAACTTAGAAGGTGAACAAATAGACTTAGATAAGTGGGAAGTGGTGGACGAACAAGACGAGGTTAGTGATTATGAAGAGTGGGCAAATAGTTTAATTAAAAATTTAAATAAAAAAGAGTTTGCTGATGAAATAAAGAGTAGTGAGGATAAATGGAGTACACTCGATAAATCATTTTACAGAGTTAGATTTAAGTATATTAAAAAAAGTAGAAAACCCTCCAAATCAAGTAGAACATTTTGTAAAAATATGATGAGATTGGCTAAGGCTGGGTTTGTGTATAGGTTAGAAGATATTGACAAAGCAAGTCGTGAGGGTGTAAATAAACAATTAGGACACAAGGGAAAGCCTTATGATTTGTTTCGTTTTAAAGGTGGTGTATATTGTAGACACGCCTGGAAGGTTATTTTATATAGACTTAAAGAAGGTACTGAATTAAAAGAAGGTCAAAGTATGGATGATTACAATACAACAACATCAATACCAAAAACATACACACCAAAACCACGAGGAATTAAAGACGCAGTAATAGCACCTGAAAACATGCCCAATCAAGGACATTATCCTGGTGTAAAATAAATTAAAAATATGGCAGGAATACAACATACACTATTTATATCAGCAACAAGACTAAAAAAAGACACCGCTTTAGGTGGTTCGGTAGATGACAACCTAATAATGCCGTATATATTACTGGCTCAGGATATGAATATATTACCAGTCTTAGGAACTGATTTATACGAAAAATTAAAATCAGATGTTCAGGGGGGAAGTTTAACAGGGGCTTACAAAACTCTTGTTGAAACATACATACAACCCGCACTGGTTCAATTCGCATTTTCAACCTTAGCACCGTATTTACGCTTACGTTTCAGTAATAATTCCGTTGTCGTTATGGGTGCTACAGAACAATCCAGTAGTGCTAGTTATGATGATATTAAACCACTAATGGACACGGCCACCGATGCAGCTGAGTTTTACAGACAAAGATTGATTGACTATATTAGAAATAATCAAAGTTCGTTTCCTGAATTTTCAACTAATTCGGGCGCCGATCTTGATCCGACAACAAATAACTATTTTGCAGGAATTAATTTAGATGTTAACGTACCTCGAAGCAATAGATTAAAAAGTTTTTTACAGGGTGCAGATATTACGATTTATGGGTGTTGAAAGAAAAACATATAAAAATAGTTTAGAAAACTTTAAAAAGTTAAAAGATTATATTAAAAAATTAAAAAATGGCAGGACAAAGATTAACCGACAAGAGTGCACTAACCAACCACACAGGGACAGGTGATTTATATATGATTGTAGATGTTTCGGACACTACAGGGAGCGCGGCAGGGACATCAAAAAAATTAGATTCAAAGTATGTAATTCAAACTGATAAGATTTCAGTTTCAAATGCTGAATTAATTGCCCTTGATGATGCTGGTGGTGCTGGTGAATCTAAAACATTAGTAAGTGCGGCGGGAAGCGGTTATATAATAGTACCTTTACAGACAACATTAATTGCTACTCATGCAGGTAGTAATGAAACATCTAATAAAAGTTTATATGTAGGTTGGGACGCAACACAAACAACTGTTTATTATACATACTGGTCGAGAATAATGGGCGCTGTATCTTCAGGAACACGAACATATTTAGCGGGGGCACCTGGTGGAACTGGTGCAAATCCTGCAACCATTGATAATTTACCTTTACTTCTTTATTCAAACGGAACTTTAAACGGTGGGTGGTCTTGTGATATTTATATTACTTATCAAATAGTAAAATTATCGTAATGATTCGGTTCTTATTTCTATTATTACCATTTTTATCATTTGGTCAATTTTATAAGTATTCGACCATTTACGGAGGCGTTTCTACACAATCAACAATTGCGCCAATTGAGACATATCAATATATAAATAATCAATTAGTAGAAACTACTTTAAATGATGATGAAAACTATAGGTATTTTATAGGAATTAAAAAGTTGTCAAGATACAAGTTTGAAAAGAAACCTAAATTTTATTATGATGGTACTGAAAAGAACGCGAGTTTATTTCGATCACCTGTAGATAAATTTGAGTATTTACTACAATATGAGAAAATAAAACAATTCGGTAGAGAGTACGAAAATCATAATATATGGTTTCGTTATATAGGTGAATATACAAGTACAAAAATTGAAAGTTCTAATAACGGTTATATAGACCTTAACTTTAAATCCTTGGATTCACGTTTTAAGTACGATTTAAGGAACTTTCGTTTGTCCGTTGGTGGTGTACTACGTTATCACCCTATTTATTCGTTAAATCCCTTTAAAATAGATTTTCCGAATTATGATGATTTTGAGGCGGTTGCAAATGAATTAGGATATGTTAAGGAATTTTGGTTTATAGATGAAAACAATAACGAACATTTAGACAGATTAGAACAATCTTTTTATAGATGGATTTTAAACGGTGATGTGGTTGCACAAAATACGGCACAATTTCAACAGTATTACGCAACGATACCGGCACAATATAACAGAGAAAAATTAAACGAGTTAGGAAACCAATACAGTCTTTCTGGTGTTTTTGGTTTGTCTTATTATCTACACAAAGACAATTTCTTTATACTAGCTTATGGTAATTATTTCTTTGTAAACAAAAAACTAACCGATTACGGATCGGAAACAAACGATTACGACTATGGAATAATAGCAAATTATAAACTAACACGGTCGTTATCATTTTATACTCAATTAGAATACTTAAAGTATTTTGATAGAGAAAACAAAACAATTAATTTAGGAATTAACTTTATAATAATATAATATGGAAATAATAAAAAAAATAGCAGGAAGTAGAAAGTTTTGGTATGCCTTCGCGGCCATTTGTCTTTTATGCTTCAGTAATGTAGATGCACAAAGTGTAGTATTAATCACGTTAGGTCTTTTGATTTCACAAGGCTTAGCAGATAGAACTTGTAAAAAATGATTGTAAACGACCGAAGTCAATTCACACTTGATTTAAAAACCATCATTCTTTTTGTGGGTGGCGTGCTATCATTGTCCGCTACCTACTTTACACTACAGGCAGATATTGAAGAAGCTAAAAAACTTCCTAAGATGCCAATTAGTGAAAAGGAGTTTGAATTAAAGGACGCTTTAATACGACAAACGATTTTAAATAATGGTCAACAATTAGAAACACAACAGGAACAGTTGAATAAAATTGAAGATAAGATTGATAAGATTGACACGCGGCTTTATAACTTAAATAAATAGATATGAAATTAGATTATATTTTATTAGTGTTACTGGGTTTGTTCTTTTTTGGTTATGGTATTTGTTTTGGTCAAGTTTCCGTTATTCACTTTAATAGTGAGTGGAACGATAATAATAATTTTGATATATCCGTTTTAAAAGATTGTGATATTGATAGTGTTGTTATTTGTCATAACCCTGAATTGCAAGAGAAACACCAAATTAAATCTGTACCAACTGTTATTATATTTGACAACAACGAAGAGGTAAAAAGATTCGAGGCAAACATAATGATGGAACTGGAGGCCACAAAAAAAGACATACAAAAAGAAATAGATAAAATATATTTAGCTAAGTTTGAATGAGATTAACAAGAAACTTTACACTTTCAGAATTCACCAAAAGTAACGTGGCGTTGCGACTTGGTATCAATAATGAAGCGACAAAAGAGGGTGTAATAAAATTAGGACTTTTAGCCGCTTTTCTCCAGCGGATTCGTGATAGAATTGGCCCCTTGAGAATAACTAGCGGCTACAGGTCTCCACAACTTTCTGAAGCTATTGGTTCAAGTTCTAACTCACAACATTGTCGTTACGAGGCCGTTGACTTACAATATGTAAAGCGTGGTAAAATGGATAATATGCAAATCTATAAAGCTGTTATTGATTTAGATTTAGATTACGACCAATGTATTTTAGAATTTGGAAACGCTACAGAATATATTGATCCAACAAACCCCGCATGGATTCATTTAAGCTGGAAAATAACAGACAACAGAAGACAAACCTTAGTAGCTTATAAGGATATAAATAATAAAACAAAATACAGACCATTAACTAACTACAAATCATTATGAGTATTATAAGTAAAATAATAAGTGGTGATGTTTTAAAAAATGTTAATAACATTGTTGACGAATTGCACACCAGCCCTATTGAAAAGAAAGAAATAAAACTTAAATTTAAGCAACTTTTAGCTGACGCTGAAAGTAAAGCACAAGAACAAGTTACGAGAAGGTGGGAAAGTGACAACAAGGCTGGGTGGTTACCGGCTAACATAAGACCACTAACTTTAGCTTTTTTGATTATATCAACTGTTTTACTTGTTTTTATAGACAGTGGAACAATAAATTTTAATGTAGCAGAACGGTGGATTAGCTTAATAGAAATTTGTAACATTACCTGTATTGGTGCATATTTTGGAAGCAGAGGGTTAGAAAAAATTAAAAAGAAATAAAACAACTAAAAGAATATCGTCTTAGACTAACTAAATCGGAACACGATTTAATAAAAGACATACGCCAATCTGAAGGTAATGGTTTAAATAACGTGTTAGTCATCGGAGATCTTCACGAACCATTTTCACTTGATAAATACTTAGAATTTTGTATATCTAAATACGATGAATTTGAATGTACTGAAGTAGTGTTTATCGGTGATTGCATTGATAACCATTATAGCAGTTACCACGAAACCAGTGCAGACGGAATGGGCGGGGCTGATGAATTAGACCTATCAATAAAAAGAATATCACGTTGGTATAAAGCGTTTCCTGTTGCTACTGTAATTATAGGTAATCACGATAGAATGGTAATGCGTAAGGCACAAACATCAGCGATACCAAGTAAATGGATTAAAAGTTATAAAGAGGTCTTAGAAGTACCTGGTTGGGACTTTGTCGAAAGATATGTTAAAGACGGTGTTCAATATATTCACGGTGAGGGTGGAACGGCTAGAACAAAATGCCGTGCAGATATGATGAATACAGTGCAAGGTCATTTACATACACAGGCGTATTGTGAACATTATGTAGGTCAAAATTTTAGAGTATTTGGAATGCAGGTTGGTTGTGGTATAAATTTTTCAGAATACAGTTTTGCTTATGCTAAAGCAGGAAAAAAACCAGCAATAGGTTGTGCGGTTGTGTTAAATAATGGTAAATTGCCTGTAAACTTATTAATGGAATTATGAGAAGTATAACTAAATACAAAACAAATAAAAGTATAAAAGCTCGGATCGATAAACACCTGCACAAAATGGCAATGATTGTTGCCGATAAAGATACAGGTGCGAAATATGATTACGGTAAAAGAACAAAGATTGAGTTAAGAAAAATTGAAAAATCTATAAAAGAAATAGACAAAGATTTCTATAACATTATTTGTCCTTATTAAAATTGCCACTCTTCAAAATCTTCTGCAGTTTTATATTCAAAAACATCAAGACTATACTCTTTAACAGTAGCTTGTTTTCCGTATCTATTTGGAACAGAAATATATTTTGATTCTATTGATATTCCTGCTTTTTTTAAATCTCTAATAACACTTTGCAGGTCTGCAATTCCTAAATCAATTATGGCGGATCGTGTGGTTATTGTTTTACCAGTTTGTAAATAATCGTAAAGTATTTGTTTTTGTGTTCCTTGTTTAAAATTCATATAAATCATACATTTGAGTTAATAGTTTTCTAAATTCAATCAGTTCTTTTTTTTGTGTGGTTTTAATCTTTTCGTCTAACTCTTCTAATCTTTCGTTAAAAGGTTTTTCTGATTGATTCCACCAGTTTAATGTTTTCATAATTTGTACAACTTTTGCCCGACAATATATTGACGGTTTTATATTTAATTGATTATAAGGTATTTATAAATAAAGGTTCTGACCCTAATGGGGTTACTAATTCGCCTTGTGAACACCTATAACTTTAAAATAGGTTTCGTCCTGGTAAAGTTTTTCTAATATAGTTGTCAATTCATCTTCAGTACATTTGACCTCGATATATCCATAACCGATATTTATATCAGACATTTGTAATCCAAAGAAGGTAGGATCGGTTGTCATGCCACTATAATAACCTTTACCCTCTATTAAGTATTCATTGAGTTCAGCTTGTGGTTGTAAGCCTTTCATCATTTCGTTTATTTCTTTTTGTGTCATATTCCAAAAATTAGTGTGGTTAAAAACCTGCCTATCATATAGACTGAACAAACTGTTAGTATTATATAATTTAATTTCATCATAATTTATTTAATATATTATTGATATTCTTTAATTTACTTTTTTGAACACGGATTAAATCGGTGTAATGGTTTACATCTTCTGTACTCGAAGATCCATTTAATTTATCTGTATAATACTCTAATCTATTTTGAGCATTTTCTTTAAATTCAATAAGAGAAAATTCAATTGTTAATTTCTCTGTACCTTCTAAATATAATTTTGTCATAACTTGTTTTTTAATTATTAGAATACAAATATATATAAAATAAATTTAATGTCAAATAACATTTTCTTTTTATTTATTAACAATTGAAATGTTGATAACTATTAAAATAATTTATTGATATATTAAAAAGATTTATTATTATTGTACTATGATTTTAAAAAATTAATTAAGATGAATGAAAAAATAAAAAACATCATTGAGTATGAAATGTTCAAAAACAAGATTAACAAATTAGAGTTATCTGGTTATATGAATATGAGTTATCCAACGATGTTAAGTAAATTATCCGAACCTGGCACCTTTAAAATAAGTGAGGCGGCTAGGCTGTGTGATATATTGAACATTGAATTAACTGAATTATTAAACGTAAAGCAATGAAAGACAAAGAAATTTTAAACAGGTTATTTGTGGAAAACAACTTAACGGATCAAGATTATTTTAAACATAACTT